CTCTCTCGTCCTCTGGTTGGCGCGTTTCCTTGACGATGGCTTCGATGCGGTCGAGCGTCTGATCGGCGGTCAGTTCGTCGTCCGTGAGGAGGTCGGCGATGTCATCCAGCTTCGCCAGTTCCGCTTGGTCGATGGCGTCGAAGAGCGGCGTCGGGCGGTCCCCAAACACGCGCTCAGGTGACCACGTCGCGCCGCATCGCTCGCACGTAAGCGTTTCAACGGCGGCATCGAGGACGGGGGCGATCTTGTCGCTCTTGCCACACCACCGACACGGCTCCTCCCCTACTGGTTCCAGAGCTTGGTGTGGGACCTCTTGGGCATCGAGGGCGGCGCGGAGCTTGTCGTGGGCGTCGTTGATGCCGGGGTCGGCAAGCAGCGTCAGAGCGCCCTCGCGGTCGCCCTCGGCGAGCCGTTCAGCGATGTCGGCGAGTTCAGTGACGGGAGAACCATCGCTGTCCAGACCATGGCCTTCAGGGAAGTCGGAGTCGATAGCTCCGACAACGAATCTGGCGAACACCTGCGTGATCGTGACCATGTCAGACATCGGTTCCTCCTTTGAGGGTGGCGAGCTTGCGACGGATGACTCCGAGCGACGAGAGGGCGGCGCGAGCTTCGCGGACCTCGACCCGGTCGTAGCCGTTGATCAGGCTGATGCCCTTGCATTCCGCTTCCTCTGCCGTCAGCGCCTCCTCTACTTCGGCGATCACCGATTTGTGGATGAGCGGCACGACAGCAGCGACAGCGGCTTCGAAGTCCAGATCGTCGCCGTGAAACTCCTCGCCTTCGTTCAGGTGCTTACCTGCGGCGGCATCCATCGCGGCGTCGACCCACTCCTGCGGGATCTCAGACGCGAACCGCGTTTCGGGTCCGAACGCCTCAGCGCTTCGCTGTCCCATCAGCTTCCCTCCTGGTCTGAGTCGAGTGAGGCGAGGGCAGTGGATAGGCGCGCTGCCGGGGCGTCCGTCTCGTAGAGGTCGGGATGCGTTTCGCCGTGTTCGGCCCGAAGCCAGAGGCGCGCCGCCGTCACAACCTCAGCCAGCCGCTCCCTCTCCTCAGACCGTCCCTTTTCTTCTGCTGCGACGAGAGCGGTGAGGTGGTCGGGGTGGACGCGCTTGCGAAAGGCTTCGGCGTCGCCCTGCATGTAGTCCGTCTCGGCCCCTGAGAGATGGTCGGTGGTCTGGTCAGACATCCTCGTCTCCCTTCAGCATTTGACGGACGCCGCGAATGCCTACCTCGGTGAGACGAAATATGAGTCCACGATCAGGGTCGTCGTCCTTCATTTCCATCCGGCCGTCGAGGACGTTCTCTAATAGCGCCTCGGTGGTCTCGTCGAGCGGCTTACATCGACGGCAGAACGGCCCATGGTCGTAGGCGATGCACCACCACCGTCCGTACTCGCCGTTGGTCCAGACGTGGAGAGTCTGCTTGTCGGTGATCTCGTAGGTCCCGTCAGTCATCTCGCTCCTCCCCTTGGGCCAGCTTGCGACTCTTGGGCACCCAGACTTTCCAGAGGCCGCAGCCGGGACAGCGCGTGGCCTTGTGCGTCTTCGACTTCTCTTCGGCCCAGCTATGCCAGGCGAGATAGCCATCGGGGCAGGGCGTGTGGGCAGCGCAGGAATTCACGGCGCGCCGCCGATGAGACCGCCGTCGACCTGGTCCTTGATGTCGAGCCGGATTCCCGGGATCTCGGCCGCTGGATTGTTCGCGTAGCCCAGCGTCTGGATGACCGCCTCCCAATCCTCACGGGTCCCCGAGACGAGGATCTGTGGTCGCCCCTTCAAGTGATCCGGTAGCCGCTCCTCATCACCTAGGACCGGTGAAGCTGGACCGTCTGGTGTGCAGTCGGGGCACGGTTCGTACTGCGGTTCGTCAGCTATGTACGGCTCGGGGCGGGGCACCTCACGGCTGCCGCCGCACGTCTTGCACGGCTCCTCCTCCCCGTCTGGTGTGGGGTGGGATGCCAGGGTGGCGACTACGGCAGTGAGGATCGCGGTGGTCCAGCCCTTCTCCGTCTTCTCGCGGACGTTGTGGTACCGCATGTAGGCGTCGTAGACAGCGCCTTTCGCCTCGTCACTCAGTAGCTGGGCCTCCAGCTTGGCTCTCTCCTCCGCCCGCGCCGTCTCGATGCGGGCCTCGACGGCAGGCTCCAGCTTCCCGATCACGTCACGTGCCTGGTCCTCCCGTAGTCCTAGTCGCGCCCACATCAGCCGCTCTACTCCCTCGTCCAGATACGTCATGAGTGCCCTCCCTCGTCTGCCTTGTGGTAGCTGAAAAGCCTGTCTTCGAGGTCGTAGCGGCGACGAGCCTCCTCTTCCGAGAGCATCGAAGCGCTGACCGTCAGCAGTCGGGCCTCGTCGGGAGACAGGACCCCCGGGTGGTCTGCGGGGTAGTAGCGGCAGGAGATCGTGGCGTTGGCCCTCTCCCAGCCGGGTGGCGCGCTCATTGGCGCGAACCGGAGGTTCCGGCTACCCGGCGGCTTCATCAGCGTGACCACCGGCCAGCGATCCTCTACCTGGTCGGGACGCAGCTCGACGACATCACCGGAGCGGTCCAAGCCGTCATCCCAGACAACCTCGTCACCTGAGCGTTCCAGCTTCTCGGCGCACTCTTCGCAGTAGCGGCCTTCGATGGGCTGGCCTCCGGCGCGTTTCCACTTCGCCGTCGCGCGCGCGGTCCTCTCGCACTGGATCGTCGCGCACGGCTTCTCTGGGCTAGGAGACATGGTTCACCTCGTCTGCTTCGTAGTCGGGGTTTAGAGCGACGGAGGCGGCGGCTTCAAGCTGCTCCTCGGTGAGGTGTGGACCGGGGCCGTAGCCGGGCGTGGCGGGACCGAGCCAGGCGGAGCGGACGCTGCCCCAGACCTCGATGACGCTCCCCTCCTTCTCACCTTGGGTTTCGGTGCGCAGCTTCACGATGCTCGGTTCACCAATCGCATCGAGGATGAAGTCGGACTCCGAATCGAACTCGCTCCGGAAGCCAGCAAGGGCGCCGCCGGGAAGCATGTCCTCCGTGTACAGCGACGGCAACTCGATGGTCAGGAAAACGTGGGTCGGGGCTACTGGGTGGTTCACGATGAGGCCTCCTCGGCGTTGAACGGCTCTCCGGAAAGGGCGGTGGCAAGCTCGTGGATCTCGTCCGGAGCCAGGTAGGTGGTCACGCCGCGCGCACCGAACGACAGGACCTTGAGGCACATCTCCTCGTCGCCATCCGTCAACTCGATTACGGCTCCCGCTCGCAGCCGAATCGTCTTGGTCTTCTGCTCGGGCATCAGGCCAGTTCCTTTCTCTCGTTCTGTGGTGACTGGTTCAGCAGGTGGTCGGCAAGCTGTTCGCCTACGCAGCGCGTGAACGCGGGAGGAATCGCCTCGCAGACCTCGACGATCGACTTCATCCACGGGACGCCCATCTCCTCGGCCGCCTTCTTCTGCCAGGCCTTCGAGTGCTTCCCACCGTGGATCGACATGAACTGATCGTCGTCGGGGAAATAGCCGTTGCGGGCGCACTTCGCGACGTGTCGAAGGTGAGGCGGCTGGGTGATCGGGAACGAGGTCTCGAAGCCGCGGTGGCGATAGAGACGCAGGCCGAACATGTGGCCGCAGAGCGTGATCGGGTCATCGAGCGGAGCCTGTGGGACGTTCTCGATGACGTAGGGCAGCCCGGCCGCTTTCAACAGCTCGCGGACGGGACCGACGAGGTCGGGGTATTCCTTGCGGTTGTAGGCGTTCAGTGGGGAGTACGCCTGGCACGGTGGCGATGCATGGATCGCGTCGAAATCACGGAGGCGCCACGCCGAGCCTCGGACGTTTCCCCTCAGGTCGCCGATCAGGAGTTCGAGGACCGATAGAGCGTCGGCTTGTACGAACTCGTCTCCCGCGTAATTGGGCATCGGGTGGCGATCGACGCCGATGACATAAAAACCGGCGTCCTGATAACCGCGAGCGCAGCCGCCAGCCCCCGAAAAGAGATCGAGCATGACCGGCTTCACGACGCCAAGCTCTCCACGTACGCACTGGGTGCCAGGCGACGACGGGCTATCTCAAGCGATCCGCAATCTGAGACGGCGAGAAGAAACAGTTCGAGCGTCTCGCCGGGAGGACGCTTCTCCGCCGTGAGTTCCATGAAGGTTTCGCGATGCTCACCGAGGTAGTGAGGCATCGCCTCGTAGGCCATTTCGATGGAGCCGGTAGCCCTGACGAGATCGGCCTGTTCTTGGGTCGAAGGGATCGGATAGTTGCGCTCGACCCAGATCGCATCCGTGAGGGCCACGGCGGCCTGCATCTCCGGCACCCGCAGGCAGGTGATCGGGATAACTACGCGCCGGTCGTGCCAACCACGATGGCATTCGAAGCAGAGTGGAATCCCGTTGTCGAAGTTCCCTGCGCCCTCCCTCGACTTCGAACGAGGAACGACATGATGGAGGTGGCTCGCAGGGCGATGGCAGTTCCGACAATCGCTCTCGCCCTTGGCCTTGCAGCCCCAATTTGATGGGGCATTCGTCACTTTCCGCTTGGGCCTGCGGACCGAGATGCCGAGACATTTGCGAGAGCAATATTTCTGTTCGGACCGCGTCGATTCGAAAGCTTCTCCGCACTGGGCGCAGGTCGGAAGAACCTTCGGAGGAGCTTGGTCGCGCTTGGTCCGGCCGGCCATCTTCCTCCCGCACGCCCTCGAGCAACAGCGGCGGAGCGTTTCGCCCATCCAGTAGTTGTAGGCGTCACCGCACCAGTCGCAGCGCCTCTCGCCCTGCTCACCCCGTCGCCCGCAGACCTTCGAGCAGTATTTAGAGAACGACCTTTTCGGTTTGAAGTCCTGGCCGCAGCTCACGCATGGTCGCGGCGACATATCCCCATATCGGAGCTTGGGCTCGGAGCGCTTCTTGTAGCGGCGACGGGGAGCGCTCGAATCGACGCCGAGGGAAGGAGAAGTGCGAACAAGTCCACCCTCGACGCCGACTCCAACGCTCCGTAGTTCAGCTTCCGTCTGAAACCGATTCCCGCATTCGCATGGCTCCGTGGGTCGCTTCCCACCCGTCCCCGTGATGATGTCTGGGCACTCGCAGTCCTTGGTTGCGTAGCGGGTCATCCGACCGGCTCCGCAAAGGGACGCTCACGCTCGCCGTCCTCCAGCTTGCGACCGCTCCAGCGGCCCTCTCGGCGTCCACAGTCAGGGCATTTCCACTCGCTGACGCCGTCGTAATGCTCGGGCCAGTCGTAGGGGTACTGGACACCGACCGGAGTCAGTTCGCGCTCGCAGTCGATGCACCAACCGCAACCAAGGATCTCGTCGCGCCGCCGATTCACGACGCACCACCCGACTTGCTTCTCGGTGTCCTCACGTAGGTCCCAGGCGGCGAACGTGACGATCAGGACGCGCTTACCTTCACGGCGAGCGGCGTGGATGGCCTGGTGCGTGACCGGGATGCCGGGGAGGCCGAGAACGACGGTGCGCGTCGTCGTCTCCCTTTCGGGGCGTTCTGCGGCGGGACCGGGCAACGGATGGAGGACGTTGCCGCTCACGACTCGTCACCGCCACCCGACTGCATATCCGTAAACGAAGCTGGCGGATCGATGACCTCGTACTCCTTGCGGATGACACCCGAGTGCTTCTCGTGCTCGGCATTGAGGGCGAAGTCGATGACCTCCTCGTCGGTCCACGTTCGGTTCGCGGGAGGGTCGGTGTCCTCTGATGCTGCGTCTAAGACAGCGAGGGTCTCCGGCTGCGTGGCGGCGAGAATCTTGCGCTCGGCGCGGTCGGCGGCCTCTCCCCAGAACTCCTCCGCTTCCAGCACGCGTTCCGGTTTTATGAGCGCCATCGCCTCGACCAAAGGCAGCGTGATCGTGGAGGGCGCACCCGATTGCTCAGATGCGCCCTCAGCTACGTGCCTCCCGTTTCGGGAATCGTGGGCATCACCTCCCTCGGTGTCCTCTGATGCGTCGAGTAGCTGTTGAAGGCGGTCGGCGGTAAGCAGCGAGCGGTCCCACCGACGGCTGTTGATCGGGGTCCTGCGAAGCTGCTCGACCTCAGCCTTCAGCCCCGACCGTAGGGTCTCCAGCTTCGCCTCTGCTGCCTCGGCTCGTCTCAACGCTCTCTGTTCTCCGTTGAGGCGCCAGCCGTCGATGCGTTTCTCGTCGTGCATCTAGCTGCGCTCGGCTTTCGGGCAGACGTAGCGGTAGCAGTCCGGCATCTGGGTCAGCCGCTCCTTGAATCCCTCGAAGTCGGCGACGGGGATGACCTCGACCTCTTCGGCCTTGACCCTGACGTGCATCGGGCGATCGCTGAAGACACCTCCCGTGCATATCGCGTCGGAATCCCATAGCTGCTCGCCACACTCAGGGCAGACGAAAACTTTCAACGGGGGACGAGGGGGGGCGCTCATGCGGTTGCCCCTCGAGCTTGTGTCTCAGACGAGGACGCCGCTTGTGTCTGATTTGTGTCTAGGTCGGTGCGGAACGGTGCGAACTCAGGCGTGTCCAGGCGAGAGACACCCCGGCTGGACGCCTGAGTCTCAAAATGCGGCGGATTGACACAGGTCGGCTTGTCAATGCCGATCTGAGAGATGTTCGTGTCGCGATTGTGTCGGATCGGTTTCAACCTTCAGCCACTTTCAGGTGCCGGACGTTGTCGTTGTACTCGCGCTCGAGCTGGTCAAGGGCACCGACGGAGCCGTGTCCGTAGAGGTCTTCGACGAGACGTGGTCCAGAGTGCCCGAGCTGCTCTGCGACGACCCGAGCTTCCATCCGTTTCGTCACGTAGAGATGATGGCCTGCGAAGTGCCGTAGCTCGTGAGGCGTGACTTTCTCGCCGTAAGCAGCCACGATCTTCTGCCAGTAGTAGGTCAAGGTCGATTGCATCAACTGACCGCCGCGTTTAGCCGGGAATACCCACTGCGTCGAGCGGTCCAGAGGAAGCAGTGCGTCTCTCGCCTCGGGCAGCAGGACGACTTCACGTTTCTTGTTTGACTTCGGCAGATCAAGCGTCCCGCGATAAAGGCGGCGGTTGACCATGACGCGATTGCGGGCGAAGTTGATGTCGCTCCATTCGAGAGCAAAGACCTCGCCCACGCGCAGGCCGGTATAGGCGGTGAAGGTGACGAAGGATTTGAAGGTCGCTCCGTGCTGATCCCCGGCGATCGTCGCAAGCTTCTCGACCTGCTCAGGCGTGAGCGGCTCGAGGTCGGCGCGACCTCGGCTCTTGCGACTCTGACCGCGCATCTCGTTGCGATCGACAACGCGCTCCTCAACTGCGGCGTTGAGCATCGTGATGACCGGCGGGACGGCCCAGCGGTGATCTGCCGCCCAGTCGATCGACTCTTCGCGCTGAATGGATTGGAGCGTCCGGTTGCCGAACTCCTTCAGCCACTCGTCGATCCCGCTCTTGGCTTGGTCGTAGCTCGACTTCTTGTGCTTCTCCCCATATTCACGGAGGTAGCGCTTGGCGAAGATCTTGGCCTGCACCTTCTCAGGAGTCCGGCGAGACAGTTCCCACTGGGCCTCGTCGTGCTTGGCCTCCTTGCGGGTATCCCGCGCCTCCAGCAGCTTGTACTTGCCGTCTCCGAGATGAACGCGGGCGGCGTAGCGTTTGCCCTTCTTGGTCTTGGTGACGCGGATGCTCATCCGTCCTCCTTTACGAAACCCTCTTTTTCAAGCCAATCCAAGCACCTGGAGACCTGAAATCGGGGAGCCGAGCCGAAGAGTTTGCAGGGCATCCCGTCCTTGCGGCGGTATTCCAGCCAGCGACGGGACATGTGGATGTGCGCGGCGAGTTCCTCGATGCCGACGAAGGGCTCGATCTGCGTCACGGTGGTCATCGCTCGTTCTCCAGAAGCGCGGCTCGGGCGAGTTCTCCTCGCCGTTCGAATGCATCCGCGCAGCCGGGGAGCGAGCCGTCACTGCGCTCATCGACGATTCGCTGGAGATATTCCCGCAGACGTTTTACCTCGGCCTTCGCCTTCCGCTCGCCCTCCGGTACCGGGACTTCGACCATCGGCGTCGACCATTCGCGGCTCATGAAAGCGCTCCCTTGTAGATCTCTTTAGCCGCTGCGGCACACTGATCGCAGAGCATCAGCACGTTGCCGCTGTACTTCGTTTCAGGGGGCACCGGGTATCCGGCGATGTACATCTTGCGGCGCCCCTTGCGGATGCAGCCTGCTCCTTCACAGGTCGATGAGCCGTCCTTGAGGCGCTTGTCCAGGTCGAGGGCGGTCATGCGACCCGCCAGTCCTGGCCCTCGACACGGACGCTCCGGCAGTAGCCGACAAGCCTGCTCATCAGTGGATCGCCGTAGCGCTCGCCGATCTCCGAGGGCGTGAGGTTCGTGGTCACGAGGAGCGCCGCCCCGGCCTGCTCGCGGGCATCGACCGCGGCAAACAGTTGCTCCATCCCGAACTCCGTTGGCCGCGTCTTGTCGAGGTCGTCGAGGACCACGGCGCCGTTGCCGGAGAACATCCTGACCGCCTCCGCCCGACCCTCGTCCGTGAAGCTCCCGCCCAGCTTCGCCATCGCACGGGCCACCGAGGCGTAGGTGCAGGCGAAGTGTTCGAGCCGGGTCCAGCAGGCGGCGGCGGCGATGCGGGTCTTCCCCACTCCGGTCTCCCCGGTGAGCATCAGGCCACCGGGACTCTTCGTGGCCGCCCACTCCTTCGCGGCGGCAACTGCTGCCTGTTGGCCTGATTTCGCCGGAAGACGATCCAGCGACTCGCCCTGCAACCGGTTCGGAAGCTGGGAGCGATTGCGCCGGGCGACTCTGGCCGACTGACGCTCGCGCTCCTTTTCGGCATCCTCGTTTGCGTCGAAGCATCCGTCGCAGCGGGGTTCACGCTTCATCAGCGCCGAGACCCAACGGTGTCCGGCGGTTCCCTCGGTCGGTAGCTCAACCGTGAATTCCCGGCCGCAATCCATGCAGTTGACCTCGACTGCGCTCACGACGCTGCCTCGACTTTCGCGTCGTAGATGCTGCGGTCACGGGTCCCGGTCGTAGCCTTCTTCGCCGATCCGCCGCGTTTGGCGGTCAGCAGAAGTTGGTCGTACTTCTCGCGGAACTTCGGCAGCGAGAGGACGTTGGCCCGCCAGAACTCATTCGCTGCCGTCCAGCGGATCAGTCGTTCGGCCTCGGAGCGGTCCCGGCCGTCCTTGTCGAGCATCAGCCGTTCGGCGTCGATCCAGGCCTTGGAGATCGTCGGAGCTTTGCCGGTGTTCTCTGCGACGAGAGAGGCGAGAAGGTCAGAGAGCGGCGCGTCGGGAATCTCGATTCCCGACCTTCCCTTTCCTCTTCCATTCCCTTTCCCTTCCTCTTCCCTTTCCGGGTGGGAGTCCTCCGGTAGGACTACGGGAGTAGTACCGGAGTCCACAATCCCCGCATCAGGAGCGGGAATGTCAGACTCTCTCGGCTTATTTATGACCTGATGCTCGGTGAAGTTCTGGCACGCGATGTAGCGCTCTCCGTCGACCTCATAACGGACGATCAAATCGGCGTCGTGAAGGCTCCCTAACCACTCCCGTAGGACTACGGGAGTCACGTCCTCATCGGTCGGGAAGACCTCGCCGATGATCCACTGAGGAAGCTCTTGAAGACGCCCCTCATCGTCAGCCAGGTTCCACAGGTGGATGTTCAGCAACCGCGCATCGCGGGATACCGAGCGGACCTTCCGATTCTTCGGATAGGCAGGCTTCACGGTGCGAATCCGCGGCATTACGCCGCGTCCTCCCAGACTTCATTGGCGTAGAAGTTTGCGGGCGGAGCCTCGGCCGGGGCGAGGGAGGAAGCCGAGTCTGCAACGCCCGAATGGATGCTGGCGGTCTGACTTTCCCCCGCCTGTTGGCGAGAGCAACCAGCATCCACCCCGACGTTCAGGGTCCAAACCACGTACTTACCGTCCGGCTCGCTCGAGATGTCCCAGCCTTCTTCTCGAAGCTCTTGGACACGCGCTGCGGCCCTCGGCATGAAGTCCCTGATGTAGACATCGGAACGTACGCCGAGTCCTCCTGCGGCTTTGAGGGAGTTCAGGATGCGCTCCTTCTGGGTCATGACGCTTTCCTCGGCGCCCACTCACCGGCACGGGCGGGTATGTAGGGTTCGGTCTTGACGGCCTCTTTGTGGGCCGAGAGGATGGAGCGGACGTTGTCGGAGCGGCGGTCGATGGCCTTGGCGAGGGTCTTGTGACTCTCGACCTTCCCGACCAGTCGCTCGATGCGCTCGGCAAGTCCCTCCTCTACCTGCTCCACGGCGGCGTGTGCGGTCGCCTGACGCTCCTCGGCGTTCTTACCCGACGTATTCCTCATCGCGGCCTGGTAGTAGCGCTGGTAGCGCTTTTCAAGTTCCTTCAGTTCACCGGTTTCGGTGGCCCATGCGGGAGCGAATTCGGAAAGCTCCTGGTTGCAGGTCGCAAGCTCTCTCATGCAGCCGGGGATCGAGTCGAGGCGAACGTCGGTCACTTCAACGCCTCCAAGATGCGGTCCTTCAGCGCCTTGCAGACCCAGTCGGCGAAGCCCTCGGCAGGGTCGGTCTGACGTTCGCCGCCGCCGTAGTTATATGAGAAGAATGCTTGCCGGATGAGACCCATTTCGGAGGTTTCGTGAACGTTGGCACGAACGTTGGCGTTGGCCTCCGCGACAGACGATGGACGAGGACGCTCGAAACCACATCGTTCGGCGACCTCGCGGATGTCCTCACCCTCGATGATTGCTTTCAGGGCGAAAGCGGCGAGGAGTTGCACGGCGTTCTCACGCTGCTCCATCGCCCGCTGACGGGATTCCTCGATCACGTCGAGCATCGAAAGCGGATCGGTCATCAGTACTCCTCGCCTTCCCGCTGCCAAGGGGTCTCCATCTTTTCCATGTAGTCGAGGTCGCGTTCGCACTTCTCGGGAGTACGGTCGATGCCGTCGTTCCCCGGCTCCTCGAACTGCATATAGGCCTTCTGCTCGAAGCGGAGCATCTCTTCGTATTCGGAGCGACGGAACATCAGCCGAGAGGTGCCTAGCTCACCAAGGCAGTCGCGACGGGCTGGTACTCGGTGGTTTTGCCACCTTCGGACCAAGCCTGTGCAGCGGCGGCGTTACCGACGACGGCATCGATGTCCTCGTCGTCCTTCTTCCAGTACGCGGCGAAGGGGTACTCCACGATCTTGCCGTCAGAACCCTGAAGGGTGACGGTCCATTCGTTTTTGGTGCGAGCGTTCATGTGTCTCCTTAAAATGGGATTGAGTCGTCGAAGCCGTCGGCGGTCGGGAGCGGACCTTTGATCCACTCTTCGGTCTTGGTCTGCAACTGAGCCAGAGCGTTGCCCTGACGATCGAGGTCCTGAAGAGCCGAGAGAGCTGCGTCAGAGCGTCCTTCGACCAACAGAGGGCCGGTGATGTAGTCGGCCACTTTCTCCCTCGCAGGAGCGTGTACAAGTCCTGCGTAGTCGAGGAGCTTCAGTACCTCGTCGCGGTCGGTTACACCGGGTTCGGTCGTTCTGGCGCCCGAGAGGTCGACTGAGGACGAGTCAGGGGCAGCACCAAGGGGAGGCGACTCTTGCGGTGAGCTGGTCGCTGGTACTGCACCCTGACTCGCCTTCTGGCCAGCGGCGATGGCGTCGGCGTCGAACTCATCGGCAAGGAAGGCAACATCTCGCAGGATGTCGGAGGTTCCCTTGGAGGGCCAGCCGATGATCGCCATCGTCCGCAGCGCCATCTCCTGCGAGTGCTGCCTACGAATTTCCCCGTTCTTGCGGTCCCAGTCGACTTCTCCCGAAGACGCGGGCTTGGAGTTGTTCGACGTGCTGGTTTCGGAGGAGGAGCCGTGGGAGAACTGCTGCGGAGCGCCGCCCTGCTTCATCGCCTCATAGTCGAGCTTGAGTTTCCGCTGGCCTTTCGGCATCGGGAGGAGATCCCCCCAGACCACTTCCTGTTCCTGCGGTTCCTTGTGGGTGCCGTCGTCCTTGATCTTGCGGTTGGAGACGATGTCCTGAACGACCGAGCCGTCTTCAAGCTGAAGGTCGAGCGTGTAGGACTGGTTACGCCCGTAGTCGTTCCCCCACTCGTCGCCCTGCATGACGCGGGTGATCGTCATCTGCTGGCTCATCGTTCGGACCGCCGGACCTCTTCGAGATTCTCCAAAGAAGCGTCCAAGCGGCAGTACGTCTCCGAACTCAGTGCGTGACGGTCACGGTGCCTGCGAACCCAACCTTCAATCGCCTCCAGGGAAGGCGGCGGCGGGATGAGGGTCTTGCCACAGATCTCGTCGTAGAGCGAGTTCAGCTTCTCCAGATCGGCGTCCATCAGCGATCACCCGTCTTCGATACCGGCGGATGCCATTTCTTCGGCCAGAGCCAGTCGGTCGAGGACTTCGGCGTTGGATGCTGAAGCTGCTTCTCGGCTTTCTTGAAGGCGATCACCGCAAGCACCGCAGGGGCACCGATGATGAGAATTGGCAGGGAGTTCACGAAGGGACCTCCTCTTTCTCGACGAGGCCGATCTCCGTCAGGTCGACCTCTTTGACGATGCGGCAGCGGTGGACGCGGAACTTGCCGTTACCGTTGGGAAGGGCAGCGATGTCAGAGGCCTTGAACTCGGCGAGCAGTATGCGACGGCCAGGGTGCCATTCGCTGATGCACCATGAGAGCGTGGCCAAGTTGATTCCGGAACCACACTGCGCGTCATCGGAACAGTTGGCGTCGGTGACTTCGTAGTCGCCCTTGACCTCGTATTTGATGGTGCCGACGAACGGTCCCTCACCGTCCTCGTTGACCAGCTTGTAGGCCCTGATTTTCCCGACCTGGTCCTTCATCATCAGAAGGTCGTTGGTCAGGTAGGGGTTCAGGCCCTCGGCACCGCGGAGGTTGGCATCGCGGAGGTCGGCATCGCCGAGGTCGGCATCGCCGAGGTTGGCATCGCGGAGGTCGGCATCGCCGAGGTCGGCACCGCGGAGGTCGGCACCGCCGAGGTCGGCATCGCCGAGGTTGGCACCGCCGAGGTCGGCATCGCCGAGGTTGGCACCGCGGAGGTCGGCACCGCCGAGGTTGGCACCGCTCGCCACCGCCGCTTCGACGGCGGCTCGCACATCGGCCGCTCCCTTCGCGACGTACAGCACCTTCGACTTGTCGTAACGCGAGACGATCTTGATCTCTTTCGGCACCTCACTGCCCCCGTTTCAGACGCTGATTTTCAATTTCGAGAAAGCGACGTCCCTGCTCAAGGTCTTGCTGGGATGCGTCACCCGCTGCCGTGGCGATCACGTAGCCGAGGACGAAGGCGAAGAGCGCGACTCCTGCGATGAGGACCATCAGCGCTTCACGTCCTTGACCTGCGGCACCGAGTAGAGAGGTAGGAAGACGCGCTGCTTGGCTTCGGCCTTTTCGGCGAGGCGCTGCGTCAGTCCCTTGTGACCGATCTTGGTCGACATGGGCTCGAGCGGATAAGGGTTGGCGCGGCTCATGCGCCTTCTCGCATGTAGGACCGCTGGAGTTCGGCGTGTTCCGAAAGAAGCCGGTCGTACCTTGACCCCGAGGCGTACTTCAGTTCCTCGGCGATCTGCGCCATCGTCTTCTTCTCGCGGGGTTCCTCGGCCTCGGCTACCTGCTTCGGCGGAGAACTGAACTTGCGGGCGCTTCGCCCAGCCTCGTTCCGCTTGCGCTTCCTCTTCGGCGCCGCACTCGACCGCTCTTTCAGACCAAGCTCTATCTGCACGTCTCGTTTCGTGCTGCCGGTCTTCTTCGCGATCTCGGCGAGGGTCGCTCCAAGTCCCGAGTGCTTGGGCGTCGAAGAGATTTCGATCTGTTCGTACTCGGGATGCTTGAAGACGAAATGTCCCCGTGGAGCGCCGACGCACTCCCAACCGAAGTGACGCAGCCAGGCGGCCTTTTCCTTCGCGACCGTGTTCGGGAACTTGACGGTGCTACTCACGAGCGGAACGCCCCGCTGGTCTTGGGCGACCCCGGCTCCATCTCGCCTGCCATCTCCTGTCGACCGTCAGCGAAGAGACCTTCGGGACGAAGAAGATGCTCGGGACCGTTCAGGTCGGCCGAGAGGCGAGCGGTGAGGTAGGCCTGATCGCCTTCGGCCCAGGCCCGCTGCCGTTGACCAGCTTTCGCCTGAATCTGTTCTTCGATCCGAAGAGATCGACGGCGGCGCTTACTCGGCGTCTGCTTGCGCGTCCTGCTCATCGGGGCTCGACCTTTCGGGAACCCGCACTGAGGTTGTCGGAGGCCATGTGCCCTAGGCGGCCTTCTCCGTCTCGCGGTAGAGGGCGCCGATGTCGCCATCGAAGAGCACTTCTGCAAGTGCGGGCTGCTGGCGGCGACTCGGCATATGAAGCCCCCGCTCCCAACCCGAAACGCGAGAGGTCGACGTGCTCAATTCGGCCGCGAGCTGAAGCTGCGTGATGCCCTTCCGTTCGCGGGCCGTGGCGATGTTGGCGCCGACGACCTTGGACAAATGGTTAGTTGCGTGGGTTGCCATTTCCTGTGCCATCATACACATTTAATGGCTACCCGCAAACAGACAACCCAAATGGCAATGACAACCCGCTCTGCCGTCCTTAGCTTCCAGCTTCAGATGTCGGAGCAATCACGCAAATTCGGGCACCGCGTCAGAGAGCGCCGGGAGGAACTCGAACGCGACGAACCGGGCCGCTGGCAGGCCAAACACGTCGTCGCGCGCATGCACGACCACGGCGACCTGGCGATCAACACGAACCAGCTATCGCGTTACGAGAGTGGGAACGGTCCCTTCCCGAGAGAGAACAGGCAGGAGGCTTTCGCCTACGCGCTGAAGACGACCGCCGGTGACCTAATCGCCGGTCCCTTGGCGGAGCGCCTCAATCAGGAAGAGAACGTCGGCGACCTCATGGAGTCGCTGAGCGATGCCCAAGGTCAGGCGGATCTTCAGCAACAAGTCGCAGAGTACTTCGAGGCCCTCCGCGCCGAACTCGGGGAGAAGCTGGACAAGCTGAATGACGAAGTAAAAGCGCTTCGGCAGAGTGCAGAGTCATCTGGCCGTACTCGGAAATCGTCCGGCAAGTAGCCGCCCGCCTCACCGCCACCAGCGCCGCCGCCAGCGTCTCCGCTTCATCTGCTGCTGTCAATTCGCCGTCTCCTGGCTTTGCAGTTCCCGCTCCGGACTCTCCCCGATAAATGGCCAATTTCGCAATCGGGCGTCCGTCCAGTAAATCGGACGAAAACCGGGAATTGCGTCAAGGGATTTGCGCGCTTAGGATGGCGCGATGAAGAGGTTGCTGTTACTCGGTATCGCGCTGTTCTTCCTGGGGACCGCGAGCGCTCAGGCTCGGCCCTTCGGGCCTGTCGAAGAAGCGGACTACGCCTACGCGCAGGCCTTCTGGGACGTGCAGTCTCCGCCGCTCTGTGGCGAAGTCGTGAAGACGGTCGAACCGACCGCGCTCGGGACCCCGGGGGATGCGACGATGCCGACCACCTTCACCCCGACCTGCGTCATGCAGATCTCCGAAGAACCGGTCGAATCGAACGGACCCGGGATCGTCTGCATCGCGATTATCCACGAGTACGGGCATCTGCTGGGACTCGCGCACTCCCCTGATCCCGGTTCGGTGATGTATCCCGAACCCGCCACGTCGTTGGTCCCCTACTGCCTTGAACAGGAAGAAGCTGCCGAAGCAGCCTGGAACAGGCTCTTCTGGACCCACTTCCGCGAACACTGCGACGCCATCGCCGCCGTCCGGCCTCAGACCAAGCGACTGCACAAACGCGCCTTCTACTGCCGCAGGCAGATCAATCCGCGCTGGTCGTAGGATGGCGCCATTCAATCGAAGGGGAGACGGATGAAGCTCAAGGTTCTGGCGGTCTCGTTGCTGGCGTTCTTCGTGCTGGCGGGTAGCGCGCAGGCCGTCAATTGGCATCTAGGGGTGCCGCTGGCTCGGCACGAAACGGAAAGCTTCATGAAGAGCTTCTGCGAAGAACAGAGCGAATGCTTGGCGTGGGCCGGATCAAAGTGCCTGCGCATCTCGGAACGTCAGGTTGATTGCCGGGGAGCGTCTTGGTGGCCCGGTGAAAGCGTCGAAGTAGAAGAAGAGTGCTACCTCACCTTGTACTGGGGCACGAGTTCGACCGGCGTCATCGCGCTGAAGAATCACAGCTCCCCGAAGTGCATTACCGTCGAAGCGGTGGAATAGCCCCCTAGAACGACAAAAAGCGCCGCCACCAATGAAGGCGACGACGCTCAGGGGGCGGCAAGGGGATGGACCCCGCATTTCAGTCTATGACGAAGGCCACTGCTTCCAGTTGATGAACTCCATTTCCTTCCTCGGGGGCCAGAAGACGAGATACGGTTCCAACCCCGCTTTCGCCGCGGCGTCGTAGAGAGCTTCACGCTTCTCCGGTCCGAATGAGTGATAGGGACCGGCGGTCGTGCTCTTGACCTCCAGCATCAACCCCCGCTGGCCGGCTTTCAGGGCGACGAGATCGGCCTCTCCGAGCGAGCCACCGGCTTTGATGACGAAGAAGCCTTCGGCCTCGAGCTGCTTCTTGACTTCCCGCTCTCTCGACCGTCCTCTTGCGCTCGCTCCCTTGGTGCTAGCCATCGACCTTCGGCAATTCGGGGACCGGCATGTAGGCGACGGCCTCCTCGTCGGGAGGCATTAGGGCCAGCTCGTAGGCGATGCCCTTCTCGAACCTGACGGGGCGTACCCAGACCAGGTCGGGCATCGGAGCCTTGGGGGTGTCCGTGGTCGTGGCCACTCCCTGAGTATGCGTCTACCGCAGGACGTGAGAGACGATCAGGAGCAACAGGTGGTGGGCGTGGAGCCAGTGCATCTAGCGGTACCGGCCCATCTACTTGCCCTTCCCTACGGCGCTTCGAGAGAGGCCGAGGACGCCTGCACCGCCGAGGACGATCCCCGCGTCCTGACACAGCTCCGAGAAGCTCAGAACGTCGGGATGCAGGACGGCGATGACGCAGCCGGTGATGACGATGGGGATGGCGGTGAGGGTGGCGACCGGGGTCGCGGACTCGATTTCCTTCAGGGTCATGTTCAGCCTTTCAGGGCGGTTATGCCGTGGCGCTTACGGGTCTTGTTGACCTTGGTCCTGAGCGAGGCGGTCGTCTTGCTTTTCTTGTCGTTGTGGAAGGCGACGAAGTAGCGGGCCAACAGTTCGACGTAGGCCTGCGGGTAGCCCGGGCCGCAGTCGACGTGACCGCATCCCATCGTCCCGAAGTCCTTGTGCTGGAAGACGCCGTCACGGGTGATCGCCCCGCCGGAGCACTTGCCCTTGCGGATCGGGACGCCGTACTTTTCGTGGCCGTACTGGAGGAACTCGGCGGCGCCCTTGAGTTGGTCGTGGCGCTTGAACCAGTCCGCAGTCGAGAACGCGGCGAAGCCGATCTGCTCCAGCGAGAGGGTCATCGCGTTGAAGTTGCAGACCGCCCATGCCTTCTGGGAGTCCTCGACGTAGCGGCCGAACTTCCCATCGACATTGACGCCGACGTGGGCCGAGGCTTCCTCGCCGTCGAAGACGCTGCCGAGGGTGTGGAGGTCGGCGTCGGCGCTTGGTGAGTCGCCCCCCTCCGTCGTGTGCAGGACCAACCCGTGGATGCGGGCTCCCTCACGCGACGACTGGTGGTCGGTGATGTGCGTGTACGCGATCTTCACGCGGACACTCCTTCCTATGTAGGCCCGTAACTAGGGCTTGGGTGGGTACTGCGCGCGGCAGTCGATCGGCTGCAATTTCCCGATCCGTTCGCGGTGTTCGGCGTTGCCTTCGGCGACGATCCTCTGGATCACCGGCTGCGGCACGTCGGGAAGAAGGGCGTGGATTCGAGGGTCGTGGGGACTCTCTATCGCCGCTTCCTGTTCTTCGATCAGGACTTCACGAAGGGGATTGCCGTTCTGCTGGCAGTTTTCGACGAGCCCGTCTCTCAGTTCCGTGGCGAAGTCGGCGTTGTTGGTGGTCTTGCTGGCGAGGACGAAGACGGTGATCCCTCCCACGGCGAGCAGGAGGACGAGGCTCAGCACGAATGCTGCTGCCGCCAACTGCGTTCCCTTGACCCTCCCTCCCATGAAGCGTGGCTGGTCGATAGTTCAGCCCTGCCCGCTCAGACTCAGGAGGAGGGACGCCGCGGCGACGAAGAACATCAGGAAGGTCCCGGCTGCTGCCCAGAGGCCTCGCTTCACCCAGGTCAACTCTTTGCGGATTTCGGAGAGGTCCTCCCGGGTTTCCCGAAGCTCGGTCCGCATGACCGAGATTTCGGTGTCGTGACGCCCTGAGGTATCGCGCAGTTTGGCGAGGGAGTCGTGGTTCGCGGTGATCCGGTCTTCGTGGTTGCGGAGGCGGATGTCGACCGCCGATGCCTCCATCAGCCGTCCACGCAGTTGACAGGGTGCTCGAGCGGGCGTACAAGGGCGATATGAGACCGGCAGCCAGAAAGCAGACGCGAGAAGAATTCTTCGGGCTTGCTGCCTTCTTCGGCTTCGTTCTTGTGGTCACAGCCGTTGTCTACGGCATCACGCTTCTTCACTGAGATCATCGGGCTTCCGATAGCGCTTGGGAGAAGGAATTGGTCGTCGGTCCACCGGCCGTCTGCGAGAGAGCCTGCGAGAAGGAGTTCTTCGCGGTTTCTCCCTTCGATGCCTGAACGGCTTCGCTGAAGGAGTTGCCTGAGCCTTCTTCCGATTCGCTCGGCCCGGTCTGGTAGGCGTCTTCCCATCCCTGCTGGAATTCTTCCTGCTCGGGAGACAGGCCTTTGTCACCCGGCAGGAAGGGTTTCTCGGCAGCCTTGACGCCTGCGCTGCCTTCTTCGGATTCGTGGACCTTCTTGATCGCGGCCCGCTGTTCCGCCGGGGACTTGATGCCCCCGTTCTTCCCTCCGAACATGATTTCGTCGAAGAGCTTCGAGTCGTAGGGACCTGGCTGGTGGCCTTCGCCGTACTTCAGATCGAAGTTCTTTTCCAGTTCCTTCGTCTTGCCGTACTGTTCCGCCGTCTGCCCGATGTAAGGGTCTGCAAAGGAGCGCCACTTTGCGAGAGGGTCCTGCGCGTGGAAGGTCTTTGCAGCCGTCGATTCCTCCCCGGTGAGCCCTAGGAAGAGGCGCATACCGGGATTGAGTTCAGCGACCGACCGACCGATGTAGGCCCAGCCGTTTTCGCCAAGTTCCTGCCCCGTGTAGGAGGACTTCCCCAGTGCCGCTTCAACCGGGATCGAGAGATACGGAGGAGCCTCACCGAGGAGCTGGGAGGGTTTGCCGGTGACCGCTGCCTGGGCCGGGGTCGAGAGACCGGGGAAGGTCCTTTTGCCGTAGGTCCCGATGCCCGGTTCCTTGCCTGCCCCCTTCGAATAGACCGGCATCGTGTAGTCGAGCGGTGCGGGGACGTTGCCGTGTTCGGCAGCGATCTTCTGAAGCTCTTTCGAGTTGACCGCTCCGAGCATCGTCAGCGCCGTCGCAGCTATCGGATGGTCTAGCGGGAACTGCCAGAGAAACCAGAGGGCGGAGTAACGCTGAAAGCTGTAGAACATCGTCAGCGGGGAGACAGATTTCTCGAACTTCGTGAAGCTGTCCCAGTTGCCCATCATGCCGTGGGCGGCTTTGTGGAAGCGGTCTTCTAGCTCGGGGTGGTGAGCCATGTAGGCATGGCGTTCGTTCACGTCCATGTCCTTCATATCCTCGACGGCTTTCCCCATGTCTTTGTAGAGATTGTTGGCCGATCTGCGCCAGACGTTGAAGCCCTTCGAGGCTTTCTTGAAGTCGCCGATCTCCTTCGCAGACAGACCCATCTCCCTCATCACGCCTGCGCGGTGCAGATCGAATTCACTGAGGTATTTGCCGTTGACGAGGTTCCACGCTTTGCGCCATACCTCCGGCTTCGCGGCAAGACGGATCGGGTCGAGGTATCCCTCGGCGCTCATCGCACGACGGGTCGGCGTCCCCATCAGTCCGGCCGAAGAACTGGCGACTGCCTTCCAGTCCGCCACCTCCTCGGGAGTTATCTTGCCTTCCTCGACCCCTTTCGCTGCCACTTTCATGGCTTTGTAGGCCTCGGGAAGGTGGACGACATTCCTCGCCAGCGCCGCGGCGGCGGGGATACCTTCCTGAGCGAACTGGATCGCCTCGAAGGCAGGGCTGTTCAGGATCGCCCGTGAGGCGTAGCGCGTGGAGTTGCCAAGGAAGGTGTTCAACCCCCCCAGCGGTTTCATGTGGTCGAGGAACTCCCGCATGTAACTACCGTCGACCGGCGCCAGTTTTTCCCCCGGTAGATGTTCTACCTCGGCGAGATCAGACTTTAGTTGGTCGGACACAGGAAGCTCGTCGATCGGCGTCGGCTTCTCGCCGTTGGCGATCCGCGCCCCGTTGTCCATCTCCGCTTCGAAGACGCCTCGTATCTCCTCGGGGCTGATCGAGTGGTCTTTCGAGAGAACGGCCTTGAAGATCCCGGGCCTGGCCCAGACGGTGTCGTCGGGAACTTTGTGCTGGTTGATGAGGCGTCGGGCCTCGTCGTCGGTGAAGGCGCGCTTGCCCTCGACCTGACGACTTGCTTTGTCGATCAGGACGCCTACACCCTTGGCCATCGCCGCCTTGTGGCGGGGCGCCTCGACAGAGTTCTGGATGAAGTTCTCGAAGTCAGAGAGGGCATTTCCGCTTTTGGCCGCTTTGCCCTGCGAAGCCCACTCCTTCGCCGTGGGAAGCTGAGACTTGAAGTTCGGCAGCTTCTCCTTCAGCGGGTCCGGGAGACGGTCGGCGACGTAGGCAGCGGGCGCACGGAGGCCCCGTCCGCTCTCCTCCTTATGCGCGGCATCCACGTAGGTCTTTGCCATCTCCGGGGTCCAGCGGACCGACTGCGTGGTGGAGACACCATGAGCAGGCCCTCCATGCTCGGGCGGCAGCATTAGCTTCTTGCCGTTCTCGTCTACGAGCGTGGCTTCGATCTGCTTGCGAAGCGCGTCTCCCTCGGGACCGTGGAGCTCTTTGGCGTAGTCGAGGACGGTTTTCCGCGTCCACGGCTCTTTCAGCGGACCTTTGACCAAGGTCCCCATCAGATCCTCGGTCTGTTTGGGGACCATCTCCTCGGGCGCGGGGAGGCGGTGTTTTCCCTCCGCTTCACGGAGCGGGTTGATGATGTTTTCCACAGTCGCCCGGTGCTGGTTGACCGGCGAGGTGCCTACCTGTTCAGCCTTCTTGTCGAAGTCCTTCACGGCTTTCGCAAGGTGCGGATCATCGAAGGCCTCGGGGTGGTCGAGCAGCCATTTGGTCGCGTGGCGATCGACGATCTCCCCCGCCGGTACCGCGCCACTCTCGGCTTTCGGCCAGTTCTTGTGGAGCATCCGAGTGAAGGCCTCACCCCCGTCTTTGTTCAGGGGAAGGCCGTACTTGTTGAAGAGGCGCTGAACGTCCCCGATGTTCATGTCGCTGCGGGTGGCGAGCTTGGACTTGCGTAGCTCCTTGATGATGTCCTGAGAAGCCGCCTTGGCGGCGTGGTTACCACTCTGTTCGATACGCGAGACGATCCGCGAGACCTCGTGACGGCCTTTCTGATGCTCGATAAACTTGCCGAGTGGGCGATTGATGTACGGCTGCCCGGTCCGCGTGTCTTCGATCGGAGCCTTGATCTTCTTCGCGTGCTTGTGGGAGACGTAGGCGCCTTCGTCCTCTGCGGCCTTGGCGTCTTCGATCAGGCGGTTGCGCTTCACCGCTCGTTTGTCCTCGACCTTCCCACGCAGATCGCCGACGAGGCCGGTCACCTCGTCCGAGTTCTTGACGCTTTTCAGGACATGAGGAACGGGGATAAAGGGCGTCGCGCCGATTTCATGGCGGAAGGTCTGTTCGACTTCATGCGGGTCCCCGGAGACCAGTTTCTTACCGATGTCCTCGATTCCACCCGCGAGCGTCCCAAGCTCGTCGGTGAGAGGACCGATGTTCCCTTGCTTCGCAGACTCGACCGCAGAAGCCGAAACGGCCAGCGGAGCAGTGAAGGCACCTAGGCTCGCGTGGAGCGTCGCCGTAGCCATGTCGCCCGGATGCTGCACTGCCTGATAGAGACCCGTCAGAAGCGCTCTGGCGCGGTCTGGGACGCCTCCTGGAATAGCGCCGGGAGGAAGGATCGCTGCGGCAGGGACGCCGACTTTGATCGGGTGCTTGGCAGCCGTCTTCCCTGCGGATTTCGCAGCTGCTCTCCGTGCATCGGGGGTCTCGAGCGCTTCGCGTACGTCCTTCGGAAGTTCCTTGACCCGGCCGGGGAATTCTTTGGCTTTGGTCGGCGCATCCTTGACGGCCTGGACGGCGCGCTGGGGAGCGGTGCGGATGTCCTCTGCCTTGCGGGCGGTTTCCTCCGCGCCTTTGGCAGCCGCTTTCGCGACCGCGCCTTTTCCTACGTCTGCCGCCTCCTCGACGATTCTCGCGTCTCCTGCGACCGGAGCCGTGATTGCTGCTGCTGCACGAGCTTCAGAAGACGACGGGAGCTTGACGATGCCTCTGGCTTCCCTACCGGGCGTGACGCTCTGCTTGGCGACCTTGACGACGTTCTTCGCTTCGCTCTCGACGGCAGATCGGATCGGTGCTGACGTGGGGTCCTGGCGCTCGAGGGTCTTGACGACCGATTTGATCGCGGCGGGGACCTTGTCGATCGCAGGAGTGCCTTTGGCCGGGTTGACCTCGACGCCAGCTTTGGTGACCTTGGTCTTCGCGTTCTTGGCCCTGACGCGGACGAGGGACTTGCGAGCTTCGGCTGCGGCGTCCCTGGCTTCGGGACCGACCGCAGAGACGTGGCCGGTCGAGGAGACGGTGACGACGGTCTTTTCACCGCCTGCACTGTTGCGAGGACCGGCGGGAACCGAAGGTTGCGATACGCGGCCCTCGTGTTCGGTGACCGGAGTACGAGGGACCTTCCTGACGGGGGTTCTCTTGCCACCTTCGAGAGTAGCCATCAGGGACGGATATTTTCGGCTGCTTTGACGACGGGCGCTGCGGCTTCAGCTTTCCGTTTCAGTTCAGCCACAATCCTCGCCGCCACGGCAGGATCGATCCCGGCCCCTGGTTCTTTCCCAGTCTTCGGGGCGGTCAGGTGCTGTTCGAGTTCGAGCCATTCGGCTTCGGTGTACTGGGCCGGGGATTTGTGCGAGGCCGTGCGCTTCGCGTTGATGGCCGTCGCAGCCGCAGCGGAAGCATTCTGCGCGCTTTCTTTTTTGCTGTTCTGTTCGCTCGTCGAAGGTTTGCCTTCCTTCTGGAGCGCGGCGACTTCCGCAGGGGTGCGGCCGTTGTGGTTCTTTTTGTAGCGCCGTTCGGCAGCGAATTCCTGAGCGTTGATCGCGGCGTTCTTGGCCGAGGCGTTGGCAGAGACAGTCGATGCGGCGGTGCTGGCCGCGCTCGAGGCGGCCGTGCGCTGGGAGTTCGCACGGGAGGTCGCGGCACTGCGCTGGCTCGACGCTTCCTGCTGCGCCAGCGCTTCTTGGTTGTGTTTGACGGTCGCCGCGGCTTCCTGACCTTCGAGAGCGAAGGCCGCTTTGTCGAGTTCGCTCTTCCTCGCCGATTCCCGCTCTTCGGCCAGTCTCCCGACGTAGGCCTGACCCTTCTGCTTCTGGGCTGCGAGGAGATCCTGGCCGACTTTCTTGCGTTCTCCGAGGAGGCCCTGTGAGACTTCGTGACCGCGCTCTTTCGATGCGATACCGAGGCGGTTCGTGAGCGCTGCCTGGTTGTAGGCGGCTCCGAGGGTGGGAGCGTTGAGAGCTACCGCGTTGGCGGCTCCTACGTTGGCTCCTGCCGCCGCGGCCTGTCCTTCGGAGGCAGCCATAGGGGTTCCCGTGAGAGCGCTCTGTGCGGCCTGCGCCTGCTGCTGGGAGGCAAGGTATGCGGCGTTCTGGTTATTGGCCTGAGCGAGCTGCTGAGTCAGGCTGGAGGCGAACTGATTGGCGCCGCCGAGTTCTGACTGCGCCGCCGCCGCCTGTTCGGAGCCGAGCTGGTTGTACCACTGGCTCGCCTGCCCGGCCTGTTTGCGCAGACCGGCCTTTTCCTCACGGATGCCACGGATGGTCGGGTTGTATTCGACGTTCGCGGCGGCTTTGGCCTGATGACGGGCCTGTTTCCCCGTGGGAGATTGCGTGAACCGTTCCCGTTCTTTGCCTTCGCGTTCTTCCCGGTGGGCCACATGGTTTTCGTGGCGCTGGGCGAGACGCTGGCGAAGCTGCGCTTTCGGGTTGTTCTGTCGCTGAGGCTGAGCCATCTCTAACCTTTCACCAAGTGCCAGTGCGAACCGTTCCAGGCCCACTTTTTGTTGGCCGGTGCGGGATAGGGGATCTTTTCTTTGCCGCCACCCGAACCGCCGTTGGAGTTCCCGCCGTTGCCCAGCGGGACTTCAGGCGGAGTGGCTTCGAGGGCGCGCTGGATGGCGCCTTCTTTCGCCGCGTTGACCGCTTCCTGCTCTGCGACTTCGGCTGCTTTTTCTTCCGCGTTCCAGTTGGCGTTCGCGCGGGCGTCTTCGTTGACGATGCCCTGATGGGCCTGGTTCGTCCGACCGGACTCGATCGTCTGGGCGTTGCCGGTCTGCCCTGAGTAGAGAGCCTGTCCTGCCGTCGTGTTGATTCCACGGGAGTTCGATTCGTGGTTGTGCTGGAGGATGGCTGCCTGCGAATAGGGGTTGTTTTTGTAATCGTTGTAGGCGTAGCCGTTGCCACCCATTCCTTCGCCGACCCCGAATTCAGATTCACCGAGCGCGCGGTTTGAGGCGTTCTGGGCGATGGAGTTGTTGTAGCCCACTCCTGCGGTGGCTGCCTGACCTTCGGCAACCGAGTCCCAAGGGAGCGGCGCGGACCCCGGCGCAGGGGGCTGCACGTACCCGGCTCTGTGCTGAGGTTTGGCGTTGAACTCCGCGTCGAAGCCTTTGGGTTTGACGAGACCACTGGGGTTCGCACGGAAGGCTTTCCCGTAGCCGATCCCGCTCGCAGGTTTGACTTTCGTCGCCATCTACTTGGCCGTGGTCCCACCGTTGCGAAGCTGACGGCCTGCGATCGGAGACTTCGGCATCGACGGCTTCAGGGTGGTCTTGGCTTCCGTGCCGCCGTTGACGTTCAGTTTGTTCTTGGCCTGCTGGATGGCTTTCGAGCGGAGGGAGTTGACTTCAGAGCCTCCTGAGATGCCGTAGCTCGGCAGCGCTTTCGCCCCGCCTTTGCCGTAGACCTTGACCCGCCAGTTGTCCCCGAAGGCGTTCTGGAGGAGTTTGCGCTGGTCTGAGGTTTTGCTTGCCTGTTTGCGGGTGATCGCCCCGCTCTCGACCTTGTTGGTGAGCTGCTTGCCGAGACTTGCGATCACCCCGTTGTCTACTGCTGGTTTGTTTGCCATTTCTTCCTTTAGCTGATGGCGAACCAGTCGAAGGCGACTGCGCCGGTATGGGTTCCACTGAGGACTTGGAGGGCGACCGAAGCCACCGTTTTGGATTTCGCGAAACACGCCGCGTTGTAAAGCGAGTCGGAGGCCGTGATCAGGACAACCCTGGGCACGACGCCCAGTTCGTGTGAGACTTCTGCCGTGGCCGTCGCGCCGCCTGCGAAGGTCGCGCTTCCCGTCCCAAAATTCGCCATATGAGTGCCCGAGACAGCCCTGATGAAGGGGGTTGACCCCATATTTTCCAGAGTAAGAGGGAACTTCTCGTAGAGGTCTTCCAGGTTCCGCGTGATCGCGTCGAAGAGTTCTTCCTGCTTTTTCTTCGTCAGGTTTTCGTGAGGATTGAGGCGCGTGTTGTTGAACGGAGGGATCGCCATCAGGAAGGATCGCTCTGCGAGCCGGAGGTCGCGGTGGTCCTCAGGTAGCGGACGAATTTCTGGATCGAGGCTTTCCCGGTCCCTTCGAAGCGGTGGGAGAAGAGAGTGGCTTTGTCGGAGATGTTCTGGGCCTTCTGCGTGGTGTCTTCGCCGAGTTCGAAGGTGTGGCGCGGTTCGATTCCCCTGAAGTCCTTGGAGGTGGCGACTTTGACCGTGCCAGCGCCCCAGAGCTTCGCGAGAACAAGCTCCTTCTCGTCCTCGCTGCTGAGGTCGTACAGGCCGCTCTGCCATGCCCAGCCGGGGAAGGTCGCCTGTTCTTCTGCGTTGGGGCCGGTCCAGAAGACGGTTTTGGTCTGGGAACAGAAGAGGCGCGGGCGTACGCCGGATGAGGATTCGGCGGTGAGGTAATAGACGCGCATCTGCGCCCCGAAGAACCTGAGAGAGCTTCCTTCAACCGGGGCGGTCGCAGAGACAGCAACGCCGAATCCTGCTGCGTTCACATCGGAGGGTGCCCACGAAAGTCCCCAAAGGTCTTCGGTCCCTCCATACGCCTGTGGGGTAGGGAGTCCTGATTCTGGAGTCACGGGCCAAGGAGTTGCAGACGCTCGATTGACGGTCGTCTGGACGATTCCTCCTTTGACGATCCGCACGGAGCCATCCAAGATCGCCGAGGTCGCCGAGTTTTTACTACGCCAGGCGGTCGGTTCGATGCCGACGACGATCGCGCCGGTCGGAACTGCCAGCCCAAAAGTCTTGAGGAGGATGTAATGCGAGGTGGGATTCGCTGGCGTGATGAGGCTGATGGTCGAGAATTTCCCGGCCGCCGGGGTTCCGACTGCTTCGGCAGGAGAACTCCAAGCTTTGGTGCCTACGCCTGAGTTGTCTTCCGCCGCTCCGGCGAAGGCCGAAACCGTTTCCGCACCCCCGCCCGTCAACCCGGTCCAGATCGCCATCGAGACCGAGGGCATCTTCCAGCACGTCCAGACTTCGACGTTGATGTCGTAGACGAACATGAATTCGTAGCGCTTGACGAAGATCCGTCTGCCGAGGATGCAGATGCCGGTGGCGGGCCAGCGGAAGGATTCGACAGAGCCGTTGAGGAATTCGGCCATCGGCCCTTCGAAGGGCACGGTCTCCTCGAGCGGCTTCAGTTGCATGGAGAGCTTCGAGGGCTGTGAGCCGGTGGTCTGGTAGACGCCGTCCGTGGTGCAGAAGAAGACACCATCCTGCGAGGCCCAGCAGATCCGGTCGGAGGTCTCCTTCAGTTTTTCGGTGAGCACCTGCTTGATGTGGGTGCCCTGCCCCAGTGAGACTTCCCTGAAGCTGAAGACGGGCTGACCGTGTTCGTTGGTCGAAGGCGGAGAGACAACCCAGAATTTCGTTTCCTTGAAGACGTAGAGCTGTGCCGCGTAGACGCAAAGGCCGGTGATTTCCTCCCCGTCACCTACACCCAGACGGATGAAGGCGGTTTCTTCGAAGGCTTCAGGGGCGCCAGGCCTGGAGAACCAGACGTGCGAGTTGGTGGAGGCCGCTCCGTTGGGACCTCCCGTCGTCCCAGGGGTATTGGCAAAGACAAGGACATTGGAGGCGTCGGGCCAGCCGACCATGTGCCTCGCGAGAGGGAAGGCTTTCCCGGTTTTCGGCGCTTCTTTTTCCCCCGTTTCGGTGACGTTTTCGATAGTCGCCGTGACCCCTTTGAATTCCGAGCCATCGAAGCGGAGGACTTTGAAGACCGGGTTGACGATCCTCATGTAGGTGTAGGAGGCGGTCGGGGTCCCGATGGAGGCGAAGGTGGAGGGAGCTTCGCCGGTCGCCGCTTCTTCAAGTTTGAAGGTGGTTTTCTCGGTACCTTCCTTATCGATTGCAACTACGTAGGCTTCCGTCGCTTTGATCCGTTTGACGGCGAGCAGACGAAGGGCCGAGTGCGAATAGAGCCCTTTGTATTCCCCCGTGGCTGCGGAGGCATTCAGTTTCTGAAAGCCGTCACGTGACCTGAAGCGCCCCGTCGAGCCGTCACGGTCCACGTCATGCTCGTAGATCGAGGCGTTGGCTCCGACTTCGTCTAGGGACTGATCGAGCCGTAGACCCCCGAAGGTCGGGAAGCCGATGGCAGTCATTTCGGTCTTGGGAGCAGCCACCTAGAACCAACTGCCGATGCCGTACGAGTAACTGCCCTGCGTTCTGATGATCCGCTTGGCCCGATCGTGGTTGGTGTTCAGGAGAGCCTGTTCCATCTGCTTCAAGCCTTTGGTCACCCGGGCTTCGACCAGTTCCGCGGCCGAGTAGGCGTCACGACTCATGTAGGCCTGCACGACGGTCCCGAGAACGATCAGGTGCTGGAAACGCGCAGGCATCCGTGGTTTGGTCGACGCGGTGCTGAGTTCTTCCGGCACCGTCATGAAGCGCACCCTGAAGGTTTCGCTCGGGGCTTTGGGATAGACGGCGATCTTGGCCGTGCTTTCCTGATACCAGTATTCGGCTATCGCGTTCCCGGCTTCTTCCAGCGTCGGGTTCCAGCGGATCAACTGCCTGCGGTCGACGGGGCGAAGGTTCACGCGGTTGTTGATCGAGGAGACGTCGAGGACGTGGCCGAGGTTTTCAAGAGTGAACGGGAGGACGCCTTCGTATTCGGATTCGAGGAACGGCCAGTCTTTCTCCAGGGCGATTTCCTGGTAGGCCTGGTTCATCCACGTGACCATCTGCGCTTCCTTTTCGGCTTCGCCTTTGAAGTCGTCGAAGCCCCGGGCGAACACTTCCTGAAGGAGTTCTTCACGGGTCTTGCCGACAGGCGCTTCCGGTTCGAGGATGATCGTCATCTAGTGCGCTGCTTCCTTCAGCAGCTTCTCGTCGCCCTTGACCCGCTTGGCGGCCCTGTAGGCAAGAGCCATTTCGTCGGCGATCTGTTCCTTTTTCAGCTTGGCCGCGTCCTCTTTGGCGCGCACCTGACGCTCGCGCTCGGCGAAGAGACGCTCCATAGCACCGTCGCGCCAGAGGTCGGCACGCTTCATGTCCTCGACGATCTGCATTTCGGGGTTGCGGTACTCGAGGTTCGGCCCGACGATCGGCAGGTAGTGGTCTAGCTGGTTCTCGAACTCGCCCTGTTTGACGATGTGCCAGCGGTTGCGGACCATGCCGGGGGAGAAGTGATCGGGAGGGATGTCCCCGACGAAGCGGACGACAAGCTGAGGGTCGAGCGTCTGCAGCTCGCGTTCCAGCGCTCGACCCTGCTCACTCGCCTGGGTGAGTTCCGCCCGCAGACGATTCATCGCCGAGGCTTTGGTCTCGACCACGAGAAGCTCGCTCATCAGTAGTAGACGATCGGGATTTCGACTTCGGCGGCGGCGACCGAGGAAGCGTTGACGAGCTCTGCCCCGGTGATCGGGTTGATGAAGTGGAGCGATATTTTGGTCCCGCTCGATTCCACTTTGCAGAAAGGGTTGAGGACCGGGACGGTGGCCGAGGCGACCGACTTGATGACGGTCGGATTTCCGACCGAGACGATCCTCCGAGCGCCGCATTCTTTGGCGGTGACGACTTCCCCGGCCGGGTTTGCATAGGTGCCGGAGAGGACCGCGAGGACGGTTTTCCGTTTGGCTTTGCCTTCGACGCTGCCTCGGGGTTTGGTGACGCTTGCTACGGCCATTCGATTTGCTCCTTCTCAGGGCTTGATCCCCCCGGCAGGATTGCCGAGGGGCGACAACGGCTTTCTAGGTGAGAGCCGTGAAACCGGCCGAGGTGTTGCGACGCGTCATACCGAGCTGGAGCCGGTAGACGATCGCACCCTTGACGCGGGTGGTACCGACCACGTACTGGACCGGGTTGATGTGTCCGTACTCCTGGTCGGCCCAGACGGGTCCACCGGGTTTACGGACGCTCATCAGGTCTGCCTTTCGCAGGAACCAGATGTTGTTGCCCAGCACGTCGGGATCTTTGATGATCGGGGCCGTGCCCAACAGGATGCTGTTGCTGTTACCACCCTGAAGCCCACCGTCGCCGCTGTAGCGGACCTGGTTCTGGAGTTCGAGGTAGTAGTTGCGGTACTGCTTGACACCGGCGACGATGGTGTCCGGTTCCTTGCCCGAGACCTGCTTGCAGGCATCCAGCCGTTCCATCATCGCTTCGAGCGACAGCGTGGTCGTGGTGCTGTCGATGTTGCTCTTCCACTTGGTCGTGGTCGCCGGGTTGACGTTGCCGAGTTTCGAGGTTTCCGAAACCATGAAAGGCAGGCCGTTCATCTCGAATGCGGTTTCCCCGACACGAGCGCCCTGGATCGACAGGAATTCACCGGCAGCCGTGGTGACGTTGGCTCCGCTGATTTTGATTTTCGGTTCGGTCGCGGACGGGATGACTTCCGTGATTTCCCGTTTGCCGAACGAGTTTTCCGCTGCGCCTGCGGTACCGACCATGACGATCAGCCCCGGGAAGATGAGTTCCCTGATGAGCAGTTCGTTGGCCGCTGCCTTCAGTTTCAGCGTGACCGTGGTCGTGTTGATTTCGGTTTCGGCGATCAGCGCGCCCTGGGTGGCAACGATCTGCCGGGTGAGCTGACGTTTCAGGTCGTCGAGACAACCTTCCATCTCGAAGTTCGCCGCCTTGGCGACCGCGAGATCCGAACCCGAAGATTCGTCGATGACGGCGGACTCGAGTTCCACCTGGTACCAGTGATGCGTGTAGGTGTATTCGGCCTGTTTGACGCCCTGCTTTCCGGCAGCGTTGAGTTCGTTGGAACCTTCTTTGCTGACGGCGGTGTAGCCGCCGTTCCGTTCCGTGTGGATCGGGACCAGTGCGACGTTACCGACTTCCTTCTGGGGCTCGACTTTCTCGAAGAGACTCAGCAGCTCGTTTTCCTGGTAGAGCTGCTCCTCGATCGTGTCTGAGACCCAGACCTGCTTCAACGCGGCGATGAATGAGACGCCGGTCTGTGCCATGGGTTACTCCTTGGATTTACCGGGGTGCGTTGACCCCCCGCACTCCTTCGAGCGCAAGCGCGTCACGACCCTCTTTGGCGGACGTGTCGAAACGCTCAGATCCCGGTACACCCTGAGTGGCTGCCCGTGGCCCCTGACGAGAGGCCAGCCACTTCTCTTGTTCTTCGGCAAGCTCCTGCTTGTACGTGGCGATCGCGGTTTTCATATCCGGATTGCCAAGCTGGTCAGGATTGTCGATCGCATCGTTGAAGATTTCCTTCTGTCGTCTCTCCGAAGGCAATTCGTCTCCGAAGACACTCTGAAGTTCCTCTTCCATGCGGGTTCCTACTTTGTCGGCCTCGGCTTCTGCTTCTTTGGCTTCTTCTGCCTCGGCCTCTCGCTGGCGCTGCTGGGCTTTTTCTTCTTCCCATGCGTCAACACGAGGATCACGAACGACGGTCGGATCGAACTCATCCAACTCTGGCTCTTGATCTGCTGCTGCTTCGGCGGCTTCCTGCTGCGCTTCTTCGAGTTCAAAAGCCTCGAAGAACGCTTCTTTGGTCATGCCTAGCAGCGGTAGGAGAGAACGGCGGGTTTCAGCGTCACCGTTTCGTATGCCTTCTACGATCTGGTTGAGCTGGTCACGGTCTCTGCGCGTCTGCCCGAAGTCCTGGAGTTTCTGCGTGTAGTCCCGATTCATCTGGTCGTAGCGTTGCTTCAACCACTCGGGACTTGCTCCACTCTCGGGGATCTCGGACGGATCGAACTCCGTAAAGGAATCCGTTCCTGAACTCTGCTCCGCCTGATCGGGGGCTCCCGGGGCTTCGGCGTCGTTGTTCGGCTGATCCACTACCTCTGGGGCCGCTGCTTCGGTTATCTCGTCAGACACGACGATCTCCTTCGGTTACAGAATCCGACTGGCCGGTCGGGTGGCTCTGTGTTTGTAAAGGTGTGTCAGGCAGGCTGAGGTTCGGAAGGAGCTTCCGTGCCTGCCGAAGAAGGTGAAGGCATGTCAGGCATGGTCTTCGGTTCGCCAGCTTTCGCGGCGTTCGCGGCTCCTGCCTGTTCTGCCATCTGGGTCTGGAGTTCGTTGCGGCGCTGGGCCGCCTTGGTTTCCAGATCGAGGAGGGCTTTGTAGTAGAGCATTGCTGCCTGCTTCGACTCTTCGTCCAGTTCTTCGTAGTCGCTGGTCTTCATCCAGGACTCGAGGATCTGCTTGTGAAGGTCGGCGTTGTCAAACGGCCTCGGCATCCAGCCCGGGACACTCGTCATCTGGAACGGCTCGCCGGTCCTGTAGTCGATGACAGGTTCTCCGGTGACGGGATCGAGGAGAGGCGCTTCCTCGCCCGGCACGAGAGGCCGCGGAGGGACTTTCCAGAAGGCTCCCGATTTGATCAGGGCGATGATCCGGTAGGCCCTGATTTCGTCCTTTTCGTAGCTTTCGACGAGGCGCTCGGGCTGGGCGGAGTTCAGGGCCGCTATCACGACCGGCGGCGGGAAGTAGCCCGGGAACATGTTGTTGATCGAGACGATTTTGTTTTCGAGGGCTACGCGGGTCCGTCCTTCGAGGGAGCCGGGGAGAACCTGGACGTCGGTCTGCCCTTTGATGTCGGCCCCTCGGAATTCGGCGAGGTTTTCCCAGCCTGCCGCGCCTTTGAACTTGAGTAGGCGCTGTTCTGAGTAGTAGCGCTGGACGAGCGTCAGGCAGTCCCTCATGAGCGCTGCGTGGACTTCTGCGAGGTCGGCGATGAAGTCCGCCCATGAGGCTTCGTTTCGTTCGAAGATCGCGGCGATGGCCTGGGCGCTGTGGAGGCCGGAAGGGACTTCGTAGTCGAAGGAGATCCGTTCGAGCTCGGTGGAGGCGTTTTCCTGCTGGCGGTAGATGTCGCCGGGGACCTGGTAGTCCTGCTTCCATTTCGGTTCGGCGTTCGGCGAGACCATCGGGTCGTATTCGATGACGATCCCCGGCTCATCCGTGACCGGCGTCTCCTCACTCAGCGCGCCGATCGGGACCATGAGCTGCGGGTTCATCCCGAGTTCGACGCCTTCTTCGGCCTTGTTCGCCGCCTGGTCGTAGGAGCGCATCGGGTCGATCAGGGAGATGACCAGACCTTTGTTGCGGTCGGAGGCCGCGTCCACCGCGTAGAAGAGACGGTGAAGGGCCGGTTCGTCGACCACGTTGCCTTCGTTGTCCACGCAGGGGTAGGTCTCTTCGGGGAAGATCTGGCGGCCGTTGGCGTAGATCAGCCTGCGCCCCATCGGCCATTTGTTGCAGGGGCGCTCCAGGTATTCGGTGACCATCACCATTTCGGTCCCGGTTCGAAGTCTCTGTGGCTTCGGGACGGAGGAGGTTTCGGCGTCGGCCTTCAGTTTGGTGCCGGTGACGATGAAGCTTTCTTCTTCTTCCACGAGCGAGACGGGACGTGCCGTGTCGATCCCCATCCAACGGGACTCCTCGAACTCCACGCCCGGTTCCCAGAGAACCTCAAGGCCTCCGTAGACGACGATCTTGATCTCGCCCTTGCCGATGTACTGCGGGTTGTCGGGATCGGGCTGGGTGGGATCTTCGGGGTGCTGGGAGACATCGACGTAGGGGCCGATGCTCGAATCCCACCGCGCCCCGATGAAGCCTTCGTCCGTGACGAGGGCGTTCCAGAGGAGCCGCTTGGTGGCCCGTTTGATTTCCCACTTCTCGTAACCCGCGTAGGCGACTTTTTCGGCCACCTGAGAAGCGAGGAAGGCTTCCTCGCCATCGGTCGAGGGGATGATTTCGTAGCCGGGGATCTTGGCGGTGGAGGCCGCGATCTTGCGCTTGATGATCGGACCGAGAAGATCGTGGGAGCGCCTGATCCTGTGGTCGGGCATCCCGCCGCCGTTGGAGAAGGTGACCGTCGAGGACTGGTTATAGGTGACCTGATCCTCGCCGATCCACCCGTAGTGGTTGCCGTTGGTGAAGTCGCTGGAGAGTTTGCGGCGGGGAGCGACCTGTTTCAGACGTTCGCGCCCGCGGTCGATCCGTTTCTGGACGTCCTTCGGCGGCTTGATCGGAGGACTGATCTTCTTCGTCGGCTGCGCTTCCGGATCGGAGGCGACAGGTTTCCCCATCACCTTCGATGCCATCTCGGTCAGGGACGCCACTAGTTATCCACCGGCATCTGGCCGCGCGACTGCATCAGCTTCTTGTACTGATCGTCGGACCAGACTTTCGTCGCAGGCTCGTGCTTCTTGGATTCTTCGACCACGACCTGCTGAGGGGAGGCGATGCGACGGGTCAGCTTCTCCCGCTCGCGCCAGGCGAAGTACGACTGCGCCACCAAGGCGATGACCAGTAGAGCGCAGACGAAGATCATCAGCTTCCTTCCACCGTCACGAGTCGGTTGCCCGAGTCGCGGAGGAAGTTGCCCTTGTTGCGGACCCCGGTGTTCGTGGAGACGACCACCCGACCTTCTGCATCGAGAGGGAGAGCGAAGCGGACCTTCGAGATGGTCGAGCCTGCCGAGACGCAGACCTGTCCTTTGGAGGTCAAGGGCCAGCCGTTGGTCCTACGCGCCACGGTTCCCCCGACGACCGTCGCCAAGCTCCCCGCTGACGTGCGGGCGAGTCCTTCGCGGCGCCTGCCTTCGCCACTCGGTTTGATGACCAGCTTCCCGCTTTCGCGTTTGAAGCCGCCGGGGTCCAGAGACACGGATCACTCGCCTCGGAGCGCGGTGATCAGCTCGGCCTTGGAGTCGCCGGAGTGAACGTCGAGGTTCCGCTCTTTCGCCAACTCGTAGAGGTCGACCTTTGAGCGCGACTCGTAGGAGCCGGTGGCCTTGTCGTCAGCGGGGTCGTTGTCGCCTCGGACCTCCTCGGTGCCAAGCTGTTCGGCCGAGCCGGGGGTGTCCACCATCTGACCGGAGGTGCGGTTCTCCAGCGTGCTTTCGTAGAAGATCCGCGAGCCGTCGATGTCGAGGATCGTCAGACCGGCTTTGCCTTCGGCGTCGTAGACGTCGTCGGGGTTGAGCGTGGTCGTGGTCGCGGGTTCCGTGGTCTTGTCCACGATGACGACCTGACCGGCCTGGCAGGTGATGAACTTCACCGGCCCCGGCAGGGTGTTGGCGCTTCCCGTGTTTCCTTCAAGAATCGGCATTGACGATCTCCTCCTTGGTTGGCTCGACGAGTTCCTCGGCTGCGGCGATGATCTCCACGTCCGGAAGGTCGATGTCTGGGTAGTGCTGGGCGATGACTGCTGACGCTGCTGCCGCACCCGCGTAGGCGAATGCCGCCGACTCCGCTTTGGACTGGATGCGGGAAGACTTGTTCTCGGAACGCGCTTCACCGAGTTCGGCGATGAGCTTGGTGCGTTCCTCCTGAAGCTCGTTCACCTCCGTCTCGGAGAGCATCCCGCAGACCTTTCCTGCCTTTTCAATGATGCTCCGCTTGAAGTAGAGATGCTGAGAGTCACGGCCGCCGCTCTCTGCTCCCATGTCCACGATCTCGCCGTCTGCGCGGCCGGTGACCAAGCATTTCTTCGGGAGGAACGGGAGAGGCTTTTCGATGATGCGTATCTGTCCCATCAGGAGTATTTGCCGCCTATTCCTTTGCTGGTTCGTTTACGGGGTTTGAAGGGCTCTGCGGTGCCAGGCACCCAGCGGTCTTCTCTTGCCGCCACGCGAGTTCTCCTGCGCTCTCTGGCGATCTGGTGGGTCATCGCGATGTAGCGCATCACGTCACAGAAATGGTCGTTCTTCTTGACCACACCGAAGGAGCCATCCGCCTTTGGTTCGAGGCGGTACTTGCCGATCTCTTTCAGAAGGTGGGTGCAGCGGGAGGAGATCAGGATCAGGGGGGCCGGGTCGCCTTCGCCGTCCTTGTGGTCCATGCGGCGCAGGACCTCGAAGATCCCCGCTTCGACTTCGTTCTGGGCCGGGATTACTTTCATCCCCGCTTCCCGCCACGCCATGTCGATCCGTTTGCCGGTCGCCAGTTCTCGGGTCCAGGCGGAGGGATCGATGATGCGGTACTTCGGCTCCTTCGGAAGCCCCCACTTTTCCCTGATGTCGAAGATCCGTTCGGCGCAGTTGGTGGGGATGGCGGATGCGCCGGACGCTTTGTACTCGTCATAGATCAGCATCCGACCTTCCTGATCGAAGCCCGCGAAGAGGACGGCGGTGGTCTGCTGACCGGGGTCGATGCCGTCCACCTGAGCCAGAGGCTTGATCCGCTCGGTGTCGATCAGCGATTTGTCGACCACATGGATTGCCGCCGAGAATTCCGGATAGACGAGGCCTTTGAAGTGCGTGTAGTTCCCCTCCGCGTAGCTCGCCCTGACGGCCTCTGGGATTTTGGCCAAGGCCCCTTCCAGCCCCTCTTTCGACAGGTAGGGGTTGTCGTAGATCGAGGAGCGGACGACGATCAGTCCGTTGGGGTAGTCCTCGGACTTCTCCTCCTCCCAGACCTGCGGGGCCTTTTCAGGGCCCTTTTTCTCCTCGAACTCGTCGTGGGTCCAACCGAGCCCGTGGATCGGGGAGTAGGCGAAAAGCTCTTCCCCGTTCACCTCCGCCAGACGCATCGAGGTGTTCCAGCGGATTTCTTCGCCCTTGTCGCCTTTGGGTTCCTCGTCGTAGAGGACGATCTGGCGGGTGACGCCGCCGAACTTGTTCACGTCCTGCTCGAGCGTGAGGAAGTCGATCATCGAGCCGTTGGCGAAGTGGAGTTGGTGGTCTTTCTCCTTCCACGCCTTTTCCCAGGAACCGGAGCGAAGCTGGGACTCGGGAACCCATTTGTGGAGGGTTTCCAACACCGACATCAGAGTGGCCCCGAAGTCCGGCATGATCACCCTCGCCTTGACCGGAGCCTTCCAGCGCTTGTAGGCCTTCAGGTGATCGGGGACCATGTCGTCGTCCACCAACTGGATCACCAGGTAGACGACTCCGGCCGTGGACTTCCCCGAACGCGTCCCCCCCATGTAGACCTTCGTCTTCGCCTCGGAGGCCATGAAGGCGACCTGCTTGGCGTGAGGGCGGAACTTCTGGAGCGGGTTCTCGTCGAGCGTCGACATGACCTCGGCGAGGAGCTTCTGAACCTCCGGGTCCCTCAGTTGCTCTGGAGTCGCCTCGATCTTGAGGCCACCCGGAAGCGTGATGCTCAACTAGACCGCTCCGACCTTGTATTTGGCTTCGAGGGCGGCGAGCTGAGAGTGCAGCGAGGAGTCGCCCGGTTTGTTCGCCGCTTCGGCTTTGGTTTCTTCACCAGGTCCGGCAATTTCCGTCCCGAGACGTTTGAGTTTGTTGACGTTCTGGCGGATCTGCTGAAGGGGGGTGAGTTCTTTCTTGGGCTTCGCTTCGCCTTTGCTCTTCTGACCTTCGGTGGTGGTCGGAGGCGTGGAGACGGCGCTGATGATCGCCGGGGCCGCGCTTTCGGTGAGCGAGCCGGTCGAGGACGTGGTGCCGGGGAGGGCGGTCGTTTCCTTGACCTTGATCCAGCCGCCCTTGTAATGCGGGCGGATGATCATCGAGAGGTTGGCGTGGGCGGAGACGGGAGTCCTCTCGACTTCGTCGGAGAAGTTGCCCGAGATCATTTCCCCGTTGCCCGCGTAGGTCGCCGTGTGTTCGCCGGAGAAGGTGAGGATGTCGCCCTTTTTGGCCTTGTCGATATCGGCTTCGCTGGTACCGACGACCGAGGCGTACTTGCCTTCCTGTCCCCATTCTTCGTATGAAGGCGTGTAGTTGGGGTTGGCCGGAAGTTCGGCGGTCTTGAAGCCTCGACGGGCGAGGTTGTTGGAGGCGAGGTTGGCGCACCACGGTTCGGTGACGGTGTTCAGTCCGAAGTTCTCGCCGAGACGTTGGATCTTCGCCCCGGTCTCCTGTTCGCCGATATTCGCTTCGAGCCACTGCACACCGGCCTCGGCCGTGGCCTTGACCTTGATCGTCTTCGAGGCAGGTTCTGCGCGGATGTCCGGCGGCGGGGGACCAACCTTCAGACCGAGGCTCTTGGCCTTCTTGATCGCGACCTTGTAGTTCTTGACCGCCTGCGGGTCACCCGGCTTCACCTGCACTTCGCCGGACTGGAGGATCTTCTGAAGCATCGAGCCTTGGTAGTGACCGCCGTCCCAGGGAGATTCTTGGATCGCCGCGAGCTGAGCTTCGACCGACTGGCCCTTGGTTGCACGAACCCCGGCGTAGTTGCTGCTGGCGGTGTTGTTGAAGTTGGCGGCCGTAGCGGCTGCGCCTTCCTGCGGCGTCGAGAAGTGCTGGCCGGGTCCGAGGTTCAGGAAGTTGTTCTCGCCCTCGGCTTCGTAACCCGCTGCCGGTGAGCCTGCACCATGGCCCTCCTCGGCGATCGACTGGATCGCGATGGTCTTCGGGTTGAGCCCGGTTTCCTTCGCGGTCTGTTCGATGAACTGCTTCTGGGCAGGGCCGAAATCTCCGAGCAGTTCAGGCTTGGCTTTGGCGACCTGCCGCTTTGCGGTGACGAGTTGCCTGCGAGCCTGGACCCGTTCCTGTGGAGTCCCTTTGAGGCCGTTGGCTTCCGGTCCTTTGACCTGCTGGCCTGGTTCGGGAGCGCTCTGGGCCTGCTTGTCCTGCCGAGCTTCGGCTTTGCTCAGCGGCTTGCCACTCGCCAGCACGGCCTTTTCAGCGGCGGTGTAGGTCGGAAGGGCGCGTTGGTGTTTCGCGACGGACACCGAAGGTTTCGTGGCTCCCGGCAGCGCCCGCGTGTGGGCGGCGACGGTGACGGGCTTCGGGGAAGCTGCTTTGTCGAGGAAGGCTTTGGAGACGTGGACTTCCCGCTTCGGAGCCAGTTCCGTGTCTCGCTGCCTGACGTAGGTCCTGACCTTCTGGACGCGGCGCTGAGAGTCCTTCTCACGCTGAAGTTCTCTGGTTCCCCGCGCGTTCAGCCTTTCGGCGCGCTGAGGAGTGACCTTCCCTGCGACGGGAGCTTGGTGATACGTGACCTGCCCCGTGGGAGAGACGGAGACCGTCGGAGCCGTGGCGGCGGTTACTTCGACACTCCCCGCCGCCTTGTTCCCACCCCCACCCTTCTGGGCCGTGGGACGGACTACCGGAGTCTTCGACGGGGCGACCTGGGTAGGCCTGCGGTTCCCCTTGGATGGGCCGAAGATCCGGGTGGCCATGGACTACGCCGAGACGCCGGTTTCAGCTTCGCGTTCGCGCTGCCGTTTCCGTTCGCCGGGAAGTTTGCCGGTATAGGCTTTGCTGCCCTCGGCGGCGATGCGCGCGGGACCAGGGCGTCCCTGGTTTTTCGTCGCTCCGACACTGTTCTGGCCCTGGTGCATCCGCTGCTGGGGTTCACCGATCATCTTCGCTGCGATTCCTTTTGCCACGGTCCTGCTCCTTTGTCGTTTAGTCGATTTCCAAGATCCCCCTCGCCCTACGGTCTGCCTCATCGGTGGGGAAGCCTTTTGCTTCGAAGAGCTTGCGCTGGGACTCCAGTTCTCTGTCCACGGTCACGGGCGCCTCGATGTAACGGGGTGCCGCAGGCGTCGAGGAGGGATCGATCATCTTCTGATCGGGCTCGTAGAAGTCCTTGGTCAACTCGTGAATCTGGGAGAGGACCGCTTCGACCCTCTCCTTCTCCGCTCGTTCGTCGGAGATCAGACCGGCGACCATCTGCTCGAGAGCCTTAGGAATCTGCATCGAGTTCCTCCCGGACCTTCCGTTCAGCGAACTGGAGCGGCAGATGCCCGTGGCGTTGTCTCGCCAGCGTGGTTATTTCCTTCGCACCCATCTGAGCTTCCGAAGTACCGGCGACGACCTCGACGACGGTCTCAGGGGTCATCTCGCGAGCCGCTGCTTTCACTCGGGCTCTAGAGGGATCGTCCTTGATCGGCCAGAGCGCCAGCGCCGCTTCACGGAGCAACGAGGCGACGGACTGTTCGCGGCCCTTGGCCATCTTCGCCAGCCGTTCATATTCGGAACTCGGGAGACGCATCTCAAAGCGCTTGTCCTTGTCCATTACGTAAACGTACATCTTGAGTAAGACAGACTGAGATTATGTACGTACAAGACTGGTAGGGCTGAAATTCCGCATGTGGGACGCATATCTATGAATCAGGCGCCGAGTCTTCGAGCCACTCCCCCGTCCCCCTTGGCCTGATTCAGGCACGGATGGTTCGGGATCGGTTCGAGGTTCAGACATCCACGTAGACACGACTGGCAGGTAGATGGCTTGCTAGAGCCATGTACGTGCAGTGATGTGCACTGCATGAGTGCAAGACAGACGGTCTTGACGTCACCGCAGTTGGCGCTGTGTGCGTGTGGTGGATGCGCTACCGCAATGGCGCTTAGGACCCACCGCAGACGACTATCGATGCCCATCAACAGCGCTGACACAGACGACTACAGCAATGGATCTACTGATCCAGAACGTACGAAGAAGAAGGTTGGGATGGACTACCAGGCGTTGCGCTCTACCTTGAACGCTTCTCGTCTGTCGATGGGTGCGAGAGACGAAGACGTTGCGGCTGAAGTGCGGTCGAGCTAAGCCTTGAACTGCTCGACTACCAACCGTGCTCGCTGTACTCGACTGTCGGTTGCCTTGTAACTGTCGGGCATCCCGGCGTCATCGGCGAGGGAAAGAAGGTCTTCGGCCAGCTTGAGAGCGACGGAGGCGGGAGCCCAACGTGAGTCGCCGTCCAAGGAACCGCCCTCATAGAAGTTGTGGATCTCCTCGGCGGTCGGAATGTCACTCAGCGGCTTCATACGCCCGATCCTAAGGGCCAGGGAGGATCGTCTGGATGTAAGGGCATGTGGGATTCAGGACGAAATTCCGAGTAGCTGCTGGAGGCGCGGGATCTCTTCTTCTGCACCGATGCGGCCGTAGACGGAGCCACCGACCGGATGCGGGAGATGGTCGTAGTCCCAGATGACCTTTTGCAGTCGCTCGACCTCAGCATTCAATCCCGACCGCAGGATTCTCAACTTCTTTTCGGCTTCATCTCGCTCAGCACAGACGGTCTCGAAGACATCCATGTCGACGCTACTGGTGACTGGCTCGATCACGGGCGTTGTCTCCTCCAATTTGAGGGGCTGCCGGGTGCGAGCGGTTCCAAAATCCCCGTCGTTGATCTCATCTGCCGACCAAGTCGTTTCCCACGTATCGCGATCTGGTAGGTCGTCGACCACTTCGGCTTCGATGATAGGCCCAACGCGCTTGATGATGCGGATCGACTGAGCCATCTACGCGTTCGACTCCTCCAACTCGTGTATCGGTTCCTCCACTGCTTCGCCTTCGATGCTGAGCTTCACGCCGTGGCGTTCCATCAAGGCTTTCTGGAGGTCGGGGAAGTCGAGGCGCGTGATCTGCGTGGGACGGCCGCCGATCGCCATCGCTTTGCCGAGGGAGATGTCGAAGCTGACCGCGGACTCGTGCATGACCTTGATCAGGTCTGCGTCCTTCATCGCCTTGATCATCTGCTCGTCGTCCAGGCGCTCTGACAGCTCGCTGGCGGCTTTCGACCACAGGCCTACGGCAGACTCTGCCAACCCCAGCGCGTTGTCCTCCATGGCGCCGTAGACGGTCCCTGAAAGCTCGGACTTGACCTGTTGATGGAGGTCGCGTTTTGCCGTGTACGCCCAGTACTTGACGGTGGCGTAGGGGACGATGACCTCTGGATGGCTCTCCTGGAGGCGTGCGTAAGGCTTTGGTTTGGCGGAGGCCAGCACAAAGAGCGCGAGAGCTTCACGCTGTTCTGAGTCGCTATAGGGGCTACCGGGCATCTAGTTCTCGTTGCGACCGATGATGTCTTTGAAGGGAGCGGAATACGCGGCGATGAGCGGCGAGACGGTGCGTGGATCGATGCGCTTGCCGGTGACATCGACGAACTGCGTGCCGTAGAGATAGGAGTCGCGGAAGAGCTTCTTCGCGTTCTCGACTTCAGCCTTGGCGAACTCGATTTCCTCGTCGTGCTTGCTCATCTGTGGCGCTTTACCTCTCGGAGTCGTTTGAGTTCGGCGTCTACTTGCTCCGTGGTGGGATGGCGACCGAGATCCGCGAAGGAGACGAGATTGTTCATTTCCCAGGCGAACGCGGCGAAGTCTCGCTCTGCGCCTTTCATCTCTTCGGCGAAAGCCTTCTCGAAGGCTGATTCAGCCATAGCGAGTTCAGCCACCCGAGCTAATCACCGCGTCAGCGGGTCCGGCAGGGCTGATGGGAAGTATGCCAGCTACGGACGACGTTTTCGCTGCAAGGGAGCGGGAATGACGAGCAATCGCACGTTCGGCACGCGATGAACTGCCCACACGCTGTTCCTTGCGCACGGTTTTGGCTTCGTGGCGATGTTCTGCACGGATCAGACGAGATCCGTAGTCGTTGACTTCGCACAGTAGTTCTTCGTACTTTTCATCCACGCGCTCAGGCTCCGTCTCGTAGCTGCCGTCCTCGAGCCTCACACCGTTGATCCCGATCATCGGTAGAAACGGATCGTCGTCGACCCTGACGGTCGCCTTGGTTTCATACGGGGAACGCTTCAGACGCTCCACACGGACCGAGAAGAGCTTTTCGTCGTCCTTGTTCACGACCTTGTACCGCTTGCCGTTACGTGGGCTGGGAGCGTCTTCAGGCCAGATGATCTCCACCATCGCTCCCTTGGCCTTGTATAAACGTTCGCGATCGGTCTTCTTCAGCTTCATCAGCTCTCTTCTCTCTCTTTTTGCCCGGGAATAGTCCAGTCCACGGCGTTGAGGGCGGCGACGATGAGCGGGACGCGGCGCTCGACCTCATCATGTTCCACGTCATCGAAGTCCACGTAGATCATCTGCGGGTAGAAGCCGTCGCTCGGTCCTTCAAGCTGGATCGTCTTGTCGGCGCCTGCGTCGTACGGGAGCGCTTTCCAGTCTCCGTCGCTCATGCGTCTCTCCCTGCTTTGTCTTGTTCCCCGGATATAACGACGGTGCTTCGAAGGCAGAAGGGGTCGCCACACGTCCAGCCGCGTATCGTCCATCCCAAGGGGCCGAAACGGGAGGCTGACGTGTGGCAGCAATGGCAGCGCAGCTTGGGGTCCGTCGTGTATTTCGTCTGCTTTTCACCCACCGGAGCCCTCCTCTTTGGAGAAGGCGGCGTCCAGTGCTGCGATGACGACGACCTCAGCAAGTTCACGAGCGCGATCCTCAACATAGGTGCCGCCGTAGTAGTGGATTTCAGCGTTGCCGGGATCGAGCCGCTCGGCTGCTTCCTTCAACGCCTCACCGCTGGTCAGTCGCTCCCTGATGACCTGTAGGGGCAGATAGCGTTCGAACGGAACGTCGGGCGTCGAGCCAGCGTTCAGGAGTACCAAGCGTTCTGCTCGGTCCTTGAACCCCCGCTTCTCGGCTCCGACAACATCGGCGATGACAACCTCCGGCCATGGCTTCTCTCCGGTGTCCTTTGAGTCAGGCGGCATGTGGCTCGGTTTCCTTGTCGCTGTCTTCGGGAGCGTCGGGCTGGAACGTGGCTTCTTCCAGTTCACGCTCGGCCCTGAACGCCCGTTGCCGCCAGCGCTCGGTGTTGGCGTGGAGAAGCTGGACGCGCTCCTGTAGGTCGAGCCAGCGCTTGTCGAACTTCCCGACGCCGATCTGCTGGCTGTTCGGCCGCTCGATCCCGTAGTCGTCGAGCAGGGTGTGCGTACTCGCGTACTGCTTCGTCACACGCCGCTGCGCTTCCCTCTCGGCGTTCGGTCCAGCTTGCATCGCCTGCGTCTCGTTACTCATCGTTCGTCTCCTCTTCTCCAGCTACCCCCTGGTATGGAGGGGTGTGGTCTTTGGGTTGCCCTACGGGAAGCGAGACGCCGAGGCCGCAGTTGAGGACGGCTCGGGCACACTCGGCACCGAAGGCGATAAGCATCGATCCGTTGGCGGCGTTGTGACCCTTGCGCTCTCTACCGGCGCCGTCGATAAAGCTGAGACGGCCGCGGATCAGGCAGATGGCAGAGGCTCGGGTGATGGCGTCCTGGCACCACTTCGCATCGGCGCGGTTGAACACGAGCGCGATGCCGTCGCCGTGGTCCGCCAACTTCGCCACCCACGCGGCGGCTTCGCGACCGTAGGGAGGATTGAGCCAGACCCGACCGAACCACGGCGCTTCGAGTCCGTCGCCGGGGAGGCAGATCCTCTCGGCAGTCGGGAGCCATGGTGCGGCAGGCGGCATCGGAGCGCAAGGGTCGAGGTCGAAGCCGATTCCCAGGGCGTCGAATATCTCCGGAGGCGTCCACCACTCGATCGAGGACCCCGAGTTGAGCGCGCCACCCATTCCGATTTCAGGAGTCGTAGCCATCTACTGCTCTCCCCTACTGGTCAGCTTCAGCTTCATGAAGCGCCTTGCGTTCTCCAGGTCGGCTCCGGTAGGGAGCGGCGAGGGAGACGGATGCTCGGCGGGGATCACCGGTGCAGGGCGCGTCTCTCCGGCTCGTACGATGAAGGAGCGGCGTGATCTCGCGGGCAGCTTCATGGCTCTTCCCTACTGGTCTCGGGCTGGGCCTCTCGGTGGGCCTCCGTCTCATGCTCCATCCACTGCGAGAGGGCGTGGGAGCGGAACGCCTCAAGGAGGCCGGTCCACCCGCAGGTACACCACGGCAAGAACCACTGGCCGTCCGGCTCGCAGCGGAATTCGTGGCCGCTCACCGCTCACCCCCTGACGTGGTCTCGGGCTGGGGGTCTGAAGCAGCGGCGATGGACCAGCACGTCTGGCAGAGCCGGTGATTTGCAGGCTCGGCGGCGGACGGCCGGTAGCTGGACTTCGTTCGCCCGCACAAGGTCACGGCACCGATGCGGCGGATGTGGGCCACCTTCGACGTAGGGCCGAGCAGAAACATCGTCGGCTCAGCCATCGTTCTGCTCCGTGGTCTCGGGCTGGGCTGCGAGGATCGCGAGGGATCGCTCGTAGCCTTCGACGAGACCCGTGAAGCGCATGCGGTCGTCCCGATTGGCCGCCCCGGCCAGCAGCGCTTTGGCCTGGACCCACGACGAATAGATGCCGTCCTTGGCCCGCTCACGTACCTCTTCGTCTCTGGAGGAGGGCTGGGCTGCGGCTTTCTGCTCGGCGTCCATCTCGGCAAAGCTGCGCGGGCGCTCACCGCCGAGCGCCGTGTCGATCAGTACGAACTCGCGTTCGGGGAACTCGCCTTCGGTCGACCGAGCTTCCTCTTGCAGGAACCGGCGGAACTCCGTCGCCTCGCCGAGCGACATCCAGACGGGGATGAAGGACTCAGGCATTCGGCTTCCCCTCCTCGGTGGACTCTCTCTCGTCCTCTGGTTGGCGCGTTTCCTTGACGATGGCTTCGATGCGGTCGAGCGTCTGATCGGCGGTCAGTTCGTCGTCCGTGAGGAGGTCGGCGATGTCATCCAGCTTCGCCAGATCCGCTTGGTCGATGGCATCAAAGAGGGGCGTC